GCGGAAGAGGGAAAAGATCCGGGGCTAAAAGAAATCCTCTATCTGCATTTTACGATGGATGACAACCTGTCTCTGAGTGAGGAGATCAAAGCCAGATACCGCAGTATGTATATTGGCGTTTTCTTCAAGCGGTATATTTTAGGCTTATGGGCAGCAGCTGAGGGTGTCATTTATGATATGTTTGATCCGGAAAAACATGTAAAGAATATCAAAGAGTTTTTCCAGATACTGGTAAATGGAAACCGTTATGTGTCCTGCGACTATGGTACGCAGAATGCGACCGTGTTCCTGCTGTGGAATAAAGGAATCGATGGAAAATGGTACTGCATCCGCGAGTATTATTATTCCGGAAGAGACAAGGGTAAACAGAAGACGGATGCAGAATATGCAGATGATTTGAAAAAGTGGCTGGATGGAACCAGAATCAAAGCAATGATTGTGGATCCGTCGGCCGCTTCTTTTATTGCTGAACTGCGAAAACGCGGATACAAAGTAATTAAGGCAAATAATGATGTGCTGGACGGAATCCGGCTGGTTGGTATGCTGCTGAATCTGGAAATGCTGATATTTTCCAGCTCCTGTACGGAAACAATCAAAGAATTTGCTTCTTACATATGGGACGAGAAAGCAGCTGAGCATGGAGAGGACAAACCGGTAAAGCAGCATGATCACGGATGCGATGCAGTACGCTATTTTGTAAGTACTGTTTTGAGCAGTAAAGTGGCAAGACTTCGAGAGATAAGCAGGTGAAAATAATGTATACATTTACAGTTCCAAGAGAAAAATTTGATGAGCGGGCACCGGATAAGCAGATGATCCGCCAGTTGATATCCAAGCATATCAGCATTGTCGGGCGAATGCAGAAGAATATGGCCTACTACAAAGGACAGCATGAAATTCTGTCAGATGCGGATCGTGAAAACAAACTGGTGTGCAATCATGCAAAAGATATTTCTGATACGGCCAGCAGTTATTTCATTGGAAACCCAGTAACATATAAGGCAGAAGGCGATATCAAAGCCCTGACCGATGCCCTGGAGACTGCCGGAGCAGATGAAACCGACGGAGACAATGGGTTGGAGCTTTCCATTTATGGGCTTGCGTATGAATACGTGTATGTAAAAGAGAATGAAAATGATCTGGTAACGAAAAACCTTTCTGCAGAAAATACATTTATGGTAAAGGACGACAGCATCGAGGAACGAGAACTCTTTGCTGTCTATTATTATGTCAGAAAAGATGATTCCGGAACTTCGGCAGATCATTTCAGGGCAACCATACTGACGTCAAGATACCGGTACGAGCTGGATATCGAGGACAGCAGCGCTCCGCAGATCACCGTAGAAGAGCCGCAGGAACATTATATGTGCGAGATTCCGATTATCGAGTATTTGAATAATAAACTTGGTATTGGTGATTTTGAACTGCAGATTCCACTCATTGATGCTTACAATGCGTTGATGAGCGATCGTATCACGGATAAGGAGCAGTTTATTGATGCGATTCTTGCCATCTATGGAACATTGCTTGCAGATGATGAAGTAGATGAGAATGGTGAGAAAAAAGAAGGCGCAGAGGCGGCGATGAAGCATCTGAAAAAGAGAAAGGTGCTGGAAGTTCCGGATGGAGCCAAGGCAGAATATCTTACCAGAACATTCGATGAGACTGGCGTGGAAGTGCTGAAAAAGGCAATCGAACAGGATATTCATAAATTCAGTCATATTCCCTGCATGACGGATGAAAGCTTTGGTGGTAATGTTTCCGGCGTGGCAATGGAGTTTAAAGTATTGGGCATGGAGAACATTACAAAAATTAAGACCCGATATTATAAAAAAGGGCTTCGAAAACGTCTCCGGCTGTTTTGCGGTTATCTGTCTCTGTATCAGAAGAACGTGGATCCAAAGGGGATTACAATGGTATTCACAAGATCTCTGCCGAAGAACCTGCTGGAAATTTCACAGATTGTGGCCAATTTGTGGGGCAAAGTCAGCAGGAGAACGCTGTTGTCGCAGATTCCGTTTGTAGAAGATGTGGATGAAGAATTAAATGCATTGGAAAAAGAAACGCAGGAAAATCTTGAAAATCAACAGAAAATGTTCGGGAATGATCCAAATACCAAGCCGGATCAGCCAGGGGAAGCATCCGCAGAGGATGATGTAAGCCATGACGAAAAGGAATGAGCAGTATTGGAAGAACCGCGTGGCGCAGAGAATGTGGGAATATATGCAGAGTGCCGAAGAAACAGCAGATGAGGCGGCAAAGCTCTATCAAAAGGCAGCGGCGTATCTGAATCAGGAAATTGATGGTATTTTCGAGAAGTATATGACAAAACATAACCTTTCGGAAAGAGAGGCCTATGACCTGCTGAATCAGATGACGGACCGTGCTTCAATACAGGAATTACTGCAGAAGCTCCAGAATGGTGCCAAAGACACCGAAAAGGAGCAACTCATACAGAAACTTGAAGCTCCGGCATATCGGGCGAGAATCGAGGGTCTGGAGCAGATCCAGAGTCAGCTCGACCAGATTATGCGGAATGTATATCAACAGGAACTGACTCTTTCCACCTCGCATTATGCGGCGCTGGCTGAGGAGGCCTATTACAAATCAATATTCGACATTCAGCAACGCTCCGGATATGGATTTTCCTTTGCTAAGGTTGATCAGAAAATGATTGACCGATTGCTGAAAAGCAAATGGTCTGGAAAGAACTATTCCACGCGAATCTGGAATAACACCGGCGCGTTGGCGCAGACGCTGAAAGAGGAGCTACTGGTCAGCTTAGTAACCGGCCGCACAGAGCGGGAAACGGCCGCGATCATCATACAGAAATTCGCCCAAGGGAGCAGCCAGGCCCGCCGTCTGATACGGACAGAAAGCAGCTATATCACCGGGCAGATGGATCTGCAGTCCTATGATGAGTGTGGGATAGAAAAATATGTCTATCTCGCAACGCTGGATCTGCGGACCTGTCAGGAAGACTGTGCGCCGCTGGACGGGAAGATATTCCCGGTCAAAGATGCCAATCCCGGTGTAAATATGCCCCCGATGCATCCCTGGTGCCGGTGCACGACGATTTCATATTTTTCAGATGAGATTCTGCGGAATCTGCGGCGAAGGGCAAGAGATCCGGTTACCGGAAAGACATATACAGTACCTGGGGATATGACTTATAAGCAGTGGTATGGAAAATATGTAAAAGATCAGGAGAAATCCAAGGAACTTATTGTAAAAGAATCCAAATCTGATATAATGATATCTGGAGCAAGAATCACAGATCCTGATAGTGATGCAGGCGAAGAGTTTGCTAAGATGTATTATAACGAGATAAGAAATTTTTCGACAGATACGAAGAAAATATCTCAAAATCTTGGCAAAAAAGAATCTGACATCAAGAAAATCAAAGCATATTTGTTCGAAGATAAGTCTTTGGTAGATTTGGAAACCGGTATGCGCAGAAGATTTGATCCGGATTGTGCAATAGCACAGAGCTGGCAACGGTTAATGATTGGAAAAGATATTAAACCGCATGATAGAACGTTGATCGAACATGAACTCTTGGAAATGAAGATAAAAGAAGAGAATCCGGCGATAGATCATTTAGAAGCGCACAGAAGAGCATCTGAAAAATATGATTATCCCAAGGAGGTGGCTGAATATTATGGTAATCTTAAAAAATATAAGAAAAACGGCTAAGGCTATTTCTGCAGATTACTATATTGAAGGTCGTGAACCAAAAGGATTTATGAAAATAAGCATTTTAGACGGCGAGATTTTGGAACATAAAAGTGCAGGATATGGGGCTGTTCATGTAAAATACGAATTGCGTCGGCTTGCAAAATTGGAGAACTTGCCGGAAGAAAAGATGGTTTTTTGGTACTGATCCAATAATGTGAAATAGTGAAGGAGTACGATATAAATTCTCTGATAAGAAAAGGGGGATATATATGAAACCAGGTGACAAGTATTATGACGGTCCGATTGTTGATAGCGGACGAACGATTAAAGAAATCGATAAAGACATTGAAAAAGAAAAAGAGCGCATAAAAAACATTAAATGGACACCAGAGATGTTAAAGGAATAATACCACCAGTCGAGAGGCCGGTGGTATTTTTATACTCATTTTTAAGAAAGAGAGGACAAGAAAATGAAATTTAAAGAAGCATTTGAAGAAATGAAATCAGGAATTCCAGTAAAACTTCCGTCATGGGCAGGCTATTGGTGGTGGGATGAAGAATCCCAGACAATCCTTATGTACACAAAAGACGGCGGCTGTCTGGATATAAGAGAGACACAGAATGTGGAGTATACGCTTCAGAATATCCTTTCCGATGAATGGGTTTATGCGAATGGTCAGAACTGCCCGATTCTTGGAGGAGAGGCAACCTTTTCTTTCGGGGAAGCGATTAAGTATCTGAAAAGAGGATTTAAAGTAGCGCGTAAAGGCTGGAACGGAAAGAAACAGTATGTTCAGCTTGCAACTGGAATTTCCTATAAAGACGCGGATAATCAGATCGTAAATTGTGAACACGATGCAATCGGAAATAAAGCCATCGCTTTTGTTGGAACTTCCGGCGTGCAGATGGGGTGGCTTGCATCTCAGGCGGATATGCTTGCAGAAGATTGGGTTTTTGCGGAGGAATAAGATTATGGGAAATGAAGAGTTTTTAAGAATTTGCAAGGAAAAGGTGGCTGAGTACATAAATCAGCATATGGATAAAACGGATCAGAAACAGATTACCGCAAATGATGTGTATGTGGTCTGGATGTGTAAAACACTGCAGAATCACAAAGCCCTGCTCAGCACTACTGTTCCGGATGGAATGTATTATGAGCTGACATACAACGGAGATAAAGCGGAATTGTATTTTGATGCATACAAAAAATTCCAGAATATCTGTTTTAAAATGTAGGAGGATATGGAATGAAAAAGAAAGTAATGGCATTGCTGACAGCGCTCATGTTGGTATGTGCATCTCTTACCGGATGCACTGAGGCGTACAAAGTCAGCAACAATATTTCACAGGAAGCCGACAATTTCAATGTAACCCGCAAACTCACAGTGTTAAATGCCAGAACCGACACGATCCTGCTGGAGCTGACAGGAACCTTTTCTTTGCAGAATAACTCAGAGAATGAACTTGAGGTCATTATTGAGACGGCGGAAGGAAAATACCAGAAGGATCTGGTCTATCTCAATGATTATACAATGTACGTTGTGGAAGACATTTCCGGGGCTGATGTAGATAAATACCATTATGAAATCAATTTTCTTCCGGAGTGGGGCGTAAAAGTTACTCACGAAGATTAATTGCGCCGGCGCAATTCCAAACGAACAATGCACGCAGAAATGCGTGTTATTTTTATGCCTTTTTCCTGCCAGGCGTTAAAGAAGCAGGGAAAATCCAACAGCGAATGGCCCGGGCACGAGAGTGAATAGGCTGGGCGGAAAGGACACGAAAACCATGAGAAAGAAATATTTTTATTGCAGAATCCCAATGAATCTGCAGATCTTCGCAGAAGGCGGAGCAGGAGACGGTGCTGGGGCCGATGGAGGCAATGGCGGCGGAGCCGGAGCAGCAGATCAGGGAGAAGCAGAACTTCCGTCATTTGACGATTTTCTGAAAGGAGAAGGAAATCAGGCAGAATTTGACCGCCGCGTGCAGAAAGCGATCGATACGGCAGTGACCAATGCACAGGAAAAGTGGCAGGCACTGACCGATGACAAGCTGTCCGAGGCGGAACGCCTTGCCAAGATGACGAAAGAAGAGAAAGAGCAGTATCAGCGGCAGAAGAAAGAAAAAGAGCTTTCCGACAGAGAAGCAGCAATTACCAGAAAAGAACTGATGGCAGAGGCAAAGAATACACTTGCCAGTGATGGGTTGCCGCAGGAGCTGGCAGAGGTGCTCAATTACACAGATGCAGATTCCTGTAAAAAGTCCATGGAGAAAGTAAAAGCTGTATTTCAGAAAGCAGTAGAAGCTGCCGTGGAGGAGAAGCTGAAAGGCGGAAAACCGCCGAAAAAGGCGCCGGGAACTGATCCACAGAAGACCCAGGAACAGCAGGTGTATGACCTGATGATGGGAAAATTTTAAAGGAGAGTGAAAAATATGGCAGTTAATACATTAGCGACAGCTACACTGTTTCAGAAAATGTTAGATAAAGTAGCTGTTCAGGAAGCAACTACCGGCTGGATGGATGCCAATGCAGGGCAGGTCATTTACAATGGTGGAGCAGAAGTAAAAATTCCGAAAATGACCGTGCAGGGAATGGGAGATTATGATCGTGACAATGGATATCAGCGTGGGTCTGTTACTTTAGAGTATGAAACCAAAAAGATGACCCAGGATCGTGGTCGTCAGTTCCAGTTGGACTCGATGGACATTAATGAAAATAATTTTGTTACAACCGCGGCCGCTGTAATGGGAGAGTTTCAGAGAACACAGGTTGTACCGGAAATCGACGCATACCGTATTTCGAAGCTTGCAACAGATACGATCACGGCGAATAAAGCTGGAATGATTGAATATGCCTATGTGCCGGGAACGACTGGAACTTCTGCACTGCGTAAGTTGAAAGAAGGAATCAGAGCAGTAAGAGACGGCTACAACGGGGCCTTAGTATGCCAGGCAACGTCTGACTTTATTCTGGAGCTGGAACTCGAACTTGCGGGAAAAATTACTATGGGAACATTTTCGAAGAATGGAATTGATACCATGGTACCGTTTGTGGACAAAGTACCGATTATTCCAACTCCATCCAACCGTATGTATACGGCAATCAAGGTGAACGATGGTAAAGCAGCGGGACAGGAAAAAGGCGGATATGAGAAGGGAACTACAGCAAAAGACCTGAATTTCTTTATTTCCCCGGCAACAACACCACTCGCTATTACCAAACAGGATAAGATGCGAATTTTTGATCCGAACACAAACCAGAAAATGGATGCATGGCAGATGGATTACCGTCGGTTCCATGATTTATGGATTTTGGATAACAAGCTGGATTCCATCTATTTAAATATTCGGGAGGCAAAGGAATGAGATTAAAAAAAGGAAACGTTGAGAGGGAAGCGGATGGGATCAAGGCAGAACGGCTCCTGAACGATGGATTTACAAGAGTAGAAGCTGTTAAGATGCAAAGACCAGAGGTTTCCGCAAAAAAAGATCTTTCAGAGATGACTGCCGAAGAATTAAAAAATCTTGCAAAAGAAAAGGGGATTTCTGGTGCAACCGCACTGACAAAAGCGGAGCTGCAGGAAGTCCTGAAGGATGTGGTCTGAAATGACCGAACTGGAAAAGCTGAAGAAAATGACCGGGGAGAAAGACGAAGAGCTTCTGCAGATCCTCTTAGAGGATGCGGAGGCTTTCGTCTTGTCCTATACAAACCGCACCCACCTCGTGTCCGGCCTGGATAAGGCAGTCCGGGATCTGGCAGTCATTGCCCTGAACCGGATGGGAACAGAAGGGGAAGCGGCGCGCACAGGATCCGGGGAAAGCTACACATTCAACGATGCTCCAAAGCAGATCTACGATGTGCTGAACCGGTACCGGCTGGCAAGAGTAGGAGGGAAGACGTTTGAGGCTGAAAAGAAACAGGCTGGTGGAACTGAAACACTGTCCTCTTGAGCAGAAAAAAGATAACGAGGGCGGAACCTACATTGAATATGGTTCTGCCGTTCCCTTCCGGGCGGAAATGTGGGCTGCCGGCGGGCGGATCCAGTCTGAAATGTACGGTTCGCGCCTGCCGAACATCCGCAGTCTTCGGATTGACGGGACATACATGGAGCAGTCCGGGAAGAATGGAAAGCTATCGTATGCAGTGGCGGACGGTCCGACAATTTCCGTGAATGACGGTATCTGCATCAACGGGGATCAGCCGGATTACAAGGTAATTGCCATCTACCCCTATCGCTATCTGACACTGGAGGTGGAAAAGCTATGATACTTGGTGCAAAAGATGTCACAGAGATGCTGAAAAATGCCTCAGAGCTTGAAATCAGCAAAGCGGTTTCGAAGGGAATCAAGCTGGTACAGTCTGCGGCGCGGGCGGAATGTCCGGTGGATCACGGCGAACTGCGGGGAAGTATTTTCACCGTGGTAGAGACAGAAGGCCGGAATGTAACCGGCATCTGTTATACAGATAAGAAATATGGTCCATATGTGGAATTTGGCACCGGTCCGAAAGGCCAGGAGAACCACGAAGGAATTTCACCGGACACAACGCCGGTTTATACACAATCACCCTGGTGGATCCACGAAGGCAGCGGCCCGAATGAGGTAGACCGGGCAACTGCAGAACGGTGCGGCTGGTTTTACATCGACACACCGGAAGGCAGATTCTATCAGTGTACCGGACAGGTTGCGCAGCCTTTTATGTATCCGGCCCTGAAGAACAATGAGAAACAGATTGAGCAGATGATACGAGAGGAACTGAGAAAACAGTTTTGAAGAACGTAAAAGATCAGGTATATGCGGCGCTGGATGCCGTATTTGAGAATGTAACGGACCAGTACCCGAAGGACTGGGCGGCACTGCCTGCGGTGCAGTACACCGAGGAAGATAACAAGGTATACGAGCGCACGGACAAGGAAGAGAAAGCCTATGTGCGGTATCGGGTTGATATCTGGAATAACCGGTCTACATCTGAAGCTGCCATGCAGGTTGATGCTGCATTGTCGAAGCTGGGTCTGGCGCGGATCCTTTGCCGGGACACGCCGGATCCGTCTGGCATGAAACATAAACTCATGCGTTACGAAGGAATTATTGATATGGAGTCGGAGCAGGTATACTGGCCGGCTTAGGAAAGGAGCAAATATGTTAGCAAATGGTGCAAAATTAGGATACAAGAAACACGGTGCGGCAGAAAGTGCCTACACAGATCTTCCGGGTCTGAAAGAGATTCCGGAGATTGGAGTGGAGGCCGAGAAGGTGGACAACACCTGCCTGACAGATACTCACAAAGTATATGAGCAGGGAATCGGCGATCTGCCGGAAATGACTTATAAATTCAAATACGACAATACAAAAGCTACTTCTCCGTATCGGCTCATGAGAACTGCGCAGGAGAACAAGGATCTGCTGGATTTCCAGGAAACGGCAGCGGACGGTACAAAGTGCAGCTTCAGCGCGTACGTTTCCGTAAAGCGTACCGGTGGTGGTGTCAATGGTGTGGTTGAGTTCGAACTGACCATGCTGGTACAGAGCGATCTTGCCTGGACGGATCCATCGTAAAGAAAGGAAGAAAGAGAGGATACATAAATGAGCGAATTTACTGGCGGCATCGATGAAGAGATCGGTGCAGAAGAGAAAGAAAAATCCGAGAAAATTACAAGCATCGAGGAGAAAAAGCCGAAAAGACGGCCATTTCACTACTGGGAAGTAGGGGACAGAAGACTGAGTTTGAAGCTGAATACGCGGATGATTGAGATTCTGGAGAACAAATACAAGATGAATATCATGAATCTGGTTGCCGGCGGTGATATCCCGCCGCTGTCCGTCATGATTACGGTAGTGCAGGCAGCAGCGGCCCCATGGACACATAAGCTGAAATACGAGGATGTCCAGAAATTGTATGACAAATGGACCGAGGACGGCGGCGATCAGATCACCTTCTACACCCAGATCGTCATGCCGACGATGGTGGTTTCCGGTTTTTTCCCGCAGGATCAGGCGGACAGTATCATGAAGAGCCTGGAAGAGGCAGAAGAAATGATGTAACGCTTGTTTCTGATGATCTGGATGAGCTGTACGAACAGGCTCTGGACTGCGGCATCCGCCCGGCGCTCTTCTGGGAACTGTCGCCGCTGGAGGTTGCGGATCTGATGGCAAGTTACCATCGGAAGGAACGCCGGAAATTCAGGCAGCAGGTGGGGCTGTCCTTCCTGCAGGCGGAATTGACCGCGCGGTATGTGTCGTTACAAAAAGGAGATCCGCTTCCGGAGCCATGGGAGTATTATCCGACACTGTTCGAGGAAGAAAAACAGGCATTCGAACAGGAAAAACTGAAAGAGTATTACGAAAAGCGGCGGGAAGATGCCGCGCGGTACAACCAGAGACGGCATCAGACAGAAGAGAGTTGATGTCGTCTCTCTTTTTAAGGATTGAGGAAGGAGGTGAAAACGATGGCAGAAGACCTTGCAAAATTGCAGGTTAAACTCGAAGCACAAGCGGATGAGTATGTCAAAGAGATCAAAAGGGCTGACTCTGAAACAAAAAGAGCAGTTGCCAGCATGACAAAAGAAACCGAGCGCCTGAAAAAGCAGTCTTCCAGTATGGGTATGTGGAAAAATACCGGAAAATTGATTGCAGATTCCGTGAAACATGCGATTCCAAACATCAAAGCTATGAATGCTGAGATAAAAAACTACGTGAAAGAAGCGCAGGTAGCTGCCGGTATCAAAGTGTATACCGACGAGTATGCTGAAACGCGAAGAAACATTGAGAAAACCAGGAAAAAGCTCAATGAACTGCGGCAGGAAGAAAAGGCATTGCAGCAGATGGGAGAAAGCAGCGGCGAGTCGGACAGGTACCGAAGTCTCAGAAAATCCGCTGAAAAAACGCAGGCGGAACTGGATACACTGCATGAAAAAATGAAAAAACTGGAAGACGACGGTGATGCACAGGAATATACTCCGAAATATCAGAAAACGATTGACGCTATGCTTGCAGAGAAGAAACGTGTAGAAGAACTGCAGAAGGAACTTGATGCGAGACGAAAAAGCGGATCTTCTATGACTTATATCACAGAGCAGGGGAAACTTGGAAATGTGAAAGATGATCTGGAAGAAAGCAGAAGAAAAGTAAAAGATCTGGAAAAGCAGTTGGAGGATCTGGAGAAAAGAGGAAAAGACTGGCAGCCGACCGAAGCGGCCAGAAAGCTCTCAGACCAGATGGATCAGACATCAGAAAAGCTTGGAAAATATCGTACAGAGATGACGGAACTTCGAGCAGACGGTGTAGATCGCGGAACCGATGCGTGGATCAAGAACCAAAAAGAGATTGCAAAAACTCGTGGTGAGATGGAAAAGTACAAAACCATGAGCAGGAACATGGAATCTTCCGGTGAAGATGTGAAAAAAGGCACTGGCGGCGCAGTAGCCAGTGTCAAGGCAGTTATCAACGAAATGAAAAAGTCTCTCAGCCAGACAAAAGTCGGCAGCTTTGTATCAAAAGGCTGGGGTGGTGCTACCAAACTTTTCAAAGGCGTAGCATCCGGGGCGAAGCTTGCAGCGACAGCAATCAAGAAGTGTGGTGGAGCAGCCGCATCTCTGATCCATCGTTTCAGTAACGGCATTTCCGCCGTTGGGCGGTTTGCAAAAGGTCTTTTAAGCCTTGGCAGAGGAGCCAGAAATACAGCCGGCGGATTCCAGGGCGGCCTGAAAGGGCTGCTGATGTACGGATTGGGAATTCGTTCCCTCTTCGCGCTGGTCAATCGTCTGCGCAGTGTCCTGACAGAGGGGATGAACAATCTGGCGCAGTACAACGACAGCACCAACGGCAGTCTTTCTATGCTGATGTCGTCCCTGACACAGCTGAAGAATGCTCTGGCAACAGCTTTTGCGCCGATCTTGAATGCAGCAGCACCGATGCTGAATCTTCTGATTCAGAAAGTGACGGCAGCCGTAACGGCGCTGGGGCAGCTCTTTGCGTCGCTGACCGGTCAGTCCGGCTTTGTAGCGGCTAAGAGGGTCAATCAGGACTATGCCAAGAGTTTAAATTCCAACGCAGACAGTGCGAAGAAAGCCAACAAAGAAAATAAAAAACTACAGAACACACTGTTCGGCTTCGACCAGATCAACAAACTGAATGATAATTCAGACAGCAGCGATGCAGCAGATAACAGTGCGGGAGGTGGTCTGACACCGGCGGACATGTTCGAGTCTGTTCCGGTAGAAAGTAAAATCAGAGACTTTGCGAAAAGACTGAAAGATGCGTGGAAGAATGCAGATTTCACGGAGATCGGACAGATTGTCGGTACAAAGCTGAATGATGCGCTGAATCGGATCTCGTGGGGAACGATCCAAAATACGGCGCGAAAAGTTGGCAAGTCCATTGGCACGTTTATCAGCGGTTTCGTTGAAGTACCAGATCTTGGTACCAACATCGGAAAAACGATCGCTGAGGCGGTCAATACCGGTGTAGGAGGTATCAATGCCTTTCTGGATAACACCAGATGGGATTCCGTCGGAAAATTTATCGGCGATGGGCTGGACGGTGCCGCAGATACTGTAGACTGGCCGGGAATCGGTCATCTGTATGCGCAGAAGTGGAATGCGGTATTTGCAGTTATCGGTGAAGCAGCGCGGACCTTCAAGTGGACCGGCTTCGGACAGGATCTTGCAGGCGGGCTGAATACCGCAATTACAGATTTCGACTGGGCAGGAAACGGAGTACGGGTTGGTGATCTTGCAAAAGGTTTACTCAATACCATTGTAGCTGTTCTGGAGCAGACGGACTGGCGGAAACTTGGAAATTCCGTAAGAACGTTTGTTGTATCAATTGACTGGTCTGGCATCGTCAGCGAACTTGCACGCGGATTTGGAGCAGCATTTGGATCGCTTGGAGCTCTGATTGGTGGGCTGGTCGGCGAGACATTTAAGTCTGCTCAAAAGTATTTTGCTCAGAAAACGAAAGAGTGCGGCGGTCATGCGGTGTTGGGATTCTTTAAGGGAATTCTGGATGCAATTGACGGCATAGGGACTTGGATCAAGAAAAATATTTTTGATCCGTTTATGAAAGGGTTCAAAAATGTATTTGAAATCCACAGTCCGTCCAAAGTCATGGCAGAGATGGGAAAATATCTCATCGAAGGAATGCTGAATGGAATTACGGATAAGATCTCCGATATCAAGCAGAAATTCTCCGAAATCAAGGATGCCATCAGTAAAAAATGGGAGGAAGTAAGGACAGATACCTCGAAAAAGTGGAAGCAGATTAACGATGATACGTCGAAGAAAATAGCGAATCTCCGCGATGATGCCAAAACAAAATTTGAGGAAATCCGTTCCAAAATTTCAGATAAATGGTCTTCTGTACGTCAGAACACGGAGACAAGCTGGAATAACACGAAGACCAGCCTTGCCCAGAAATGGTTTGGGATCCGGTCGGATGCGGCATCAAAATTCGAAAATATCCGCAGTACAGTGGCTCAGAAGTGGTCAAACCTGCACGGAAATACGACTTCCACTTGGTCTCAGATCGGCAGCAGTCTGAAAAATACTTGGTCAGATTTGAAGAGCAATGCGTCGAAAGCGTTTGGAACGATCAGTGATAATATCTTAAACTGTTTCCGGAATTTGAAAAATTCCCTGAAAAGCACGATGTCCGGCGTGGCAAATGCCATCATTTCCCCGATCGGCAGTGCGGTCAACGGCGTGATCAGCGGTGTAAACTGGATTCTCGGAAAAGTCGGCAGCAGCAAGTCGTTCGCAAAGTGGCAGGTACCGAAGTTCGCCAATGGATCCGAAGGCCTGCAGGCGGATACGCTTGGAGTGGTCAACGATCAGCCGGGAGGAATCTATCGAGAGATGGTTATCCGCCCCGATGGCAGTGCTTTTGTGCCGCAGGGCAGGAATGTTCCGCTGATGATGGAAAAGGGCACGCAGATCGTACCGGCGAAGCAGACACAGCAGTATTTGAGCATGATGCCGCACTTTAAAACCGGTATCGGAACCAAAATCAAGGATACTATTTCGGATGTATGGAGCTACGTATCTCACCCTTCGAAGCTTGTGGATCTGGCGATTGAAAAGTTCGCAGACGTTGGAAATGCTGCGGAACCGGGACTCAGCATCGCCAAAGGTGTTATCTCGCAGGTCAAGGGCAGCATCACAGATTTCGTCAAAAATCTTTTCAGCGAATCTGCACCAAAAGTAAATTATGTTGCCAGCAAGGGTGTGGAGCAGTGGCGGTCACTTGCCATTAAGGCACTGCAGCTGACCGGTCAGTATTCGGCGGCAAACTTGAACAGCCTGCTGTACCAGATGCAGACAGAATCATCAGGCAACCCGAATGCTATCAATCTGTGGGACAGCAACGCAAAACGCGGTACCCCATCCAAAGGTCTGATGCAGGTAATTGATCCGACCTTCCGCGCATATGCGATGGCACCGTACAACAAAAATATCTGGGATCCGCTCAGTAATATGATTGCATCCATCCGTTATGCAGTAAGTCGGTACGGCAGTCTTGGAAGAGCATATCAGGGTCACGGATACGCATCCGGCGGCTTCCCGCAGACCGGCGAGTTCTTCATGGCACGCGAATCCGGACCGGAGCTTGTAGGCCGGATGGGCAGCAGAAACGCGGTTGCCAATAACGATCAGATCACGGAGGGCATCAAAGGTGCGGTATTCGAAGCTATGCTAGATGCATTCCAGGCAGGCGGTATTTTTGAGCAGAAATCCGATGCGAATAAGGACGTTACCCTGGAGCTGACGATCAAAGCCGATTCGGAAACTCTATATAAGGTCGTTCGGAAAGGCAAAGAGAAACACGATGGAAGATACTATGTGATTGAGACAATTTAGGAGGCGGGTACATGGATGATATGATTAGCGTTGACGGGAAAATATTCAAGTGCCCGGCATCCTTCAAATGGAAAAAGAGCGACATCAGTGCAAGCGACGCGGGAAGAACGGATGATACCCTTATGCATAAGAACAAGGTGGGCGAAAAGCGCACATTGTCTCTTGGCTGGGTCTGCCTGACAAAAGCTGAAATCCATGAGATTCTGGTGGCGTTCGAGCCGGAATATGTCAATATTACATATTGGGATCCATTAGACGGAAAGGACATGACGCGGCGGTTTTATACCGGCGATATGGAAGCTGATGTGAAATGGTGGGCGAAAGGCCGCGAACGGTACTCTACACTAAATTTTGAGGTCATAGAAAGGTAGGAAAACATGCGGACATTATCAGAAAAGTTTAAAGAACTGCAGGAAGAGCATCCGGGGCAGGTTCTGCGCTTTGTAGATCTTACGCTCAAAGATGGAACGGTTCTGAATCTGACAAATCATCAGTTGTGGGAGAAAGGATTTCAGTTCGAGGATGCTGTTTCTGGAGAAAGCAGTTTTGATATCGGATCGGTAATTGTTAATCAGTGTATCGTTAATATCAACAACATCTATAACGATTACAGCAATTATAATTTCGAAGGTGCGGAAGCGGTTTGCTATCTCGGTATGAATGTAGGCGAGAAGACCGAACAGATCGAAAAAATCCGAATCTGCACGATGACGGTGGTAGAAGCTCCGTATCAGAACAGTTCCATTATTTCTCTGACCTGTCAGGATAATGCCCGCAAATTCGACCGGGACTATGCAGAAAGCAAGCTTTCATATCCGGCCACCAGATCGCAGATTATCCGGGATGCCTGTAATGTATGCGGCGTAACACTGGGTACGGTATCTTTTTACGGAGATGACTATGTAGTGCAGGAGCGGCCGGCGGATGAGGCATTAACCTTCCGCCAGGTGCTTTCCTGGACGGCACAGCTTGGATGCCAGTGGATGCGCTGCGACGAATACGGACGTTTGTGCATTGGATGGTATCAGCAGAAGCCAGTGGCAGAAGATCTGCTTAAGATTCGAAGCACGATCGGACTTACTGTTAATCTGGAAGAAGTTGTGATCACTGGTCTGAAGGTGACAGAATATACAACAGATAGTTCCGATGGAGCAGCATATCTCTATGGAACAGAAGGATATGTTCTTTCTATTGAAAAGAACCAGCTGATCACAAAAGGAACTGGAAAGGAAGCCGCTGAAAAAATCGGACAGCAGTGTGTAGGCATGCATTTTCGACCGTTTTCCAGCAGCCAGCTGATGGATATTGCAATGGAAGCCGGAGATGCGGTGGTGGTTACAGATCGGAAAGGGAATACTTATCAGAGCTATGTAACCGTGACAACTCTGAAACCGGGAGAATATCAGAGCGTTGCCTGCAATGCCAAGAGCGCGGAGCGAAACAGCTACAAACGGTATGATGAACTGACACAGGCATATCTTGCACAGAAAAAGCAGTATCAGGCGCAGAAAACAGCTTGGGAAAATCAGATCGAAGAGCTTGGCAAACGCCTAAAAGAGTCTCCCGGTCTTTATACAACCGAGGAAAAAGATTCTTCTGGTGGGAAGATTTTTTATTGGCATAATAAGCCGACGTTGAAAGAATCCGATATTATCTGGAAAATGACAGCGGATGCCTGCGGCGTATCCACAGATAGCGGAAAAACGTGGAATGCTGGACTCTCTGTTGACGGTAAACTGATTGGCAAGATCATGAGTACGATCGGCCTTAATTTCAGTTGGGGCGTTGGCGGCGAACTGATAATCCAGGATAAGTCCGGGAATGAAACCATGTATGTCAATGCAGAAACAGGAGAAGTAAGAATCCGAGCCACTTCGTTTTCTATATCTGGAAAAACAGTGAACGACATCGCAAAAGATTATGCAAATAGCACACTGGATGATTTTTTACAGGGCGAATATGCAGATGCGATGACTGAAATTTCGGAATCGCTTGATAAAAAAGCAGAAACATGGTATCAGGATACGGATCCATCGTTGAACTGGAATGAAAGAAGGGAAAAAGAGCCTCTACAGGACAGCGAAAAGGAAACCATCACAGATTCTAAAAATGAAGATCTTCTTACCGTGTGGGAACGAGAAAAAGTTTCCCATAATGGAGACTTGTGGCATAATACCACAACGAACGTGCAGTATATCTACATCAACGGAAACTGGCAGGAAATGAATGTACCGGATGAAGTTTTCGATAAGATTGACGGGAAAGCTCAGATTTTTGTGGCAGAACCGGAACCGCCGTATAACGTTGGTGACACCTGGTTTACCGGCACGGAAATCCGGGTATGCATACAAAAACGAGAGTCCGGCAAATATCAGGCCAGCGATTGGTTGAAAAAGGATGCGTATACAGACGATTCTGCGTTGAACACTTTTTTGAATGGAAGCTATAAAAATACGCTTACGGAAGTTCGCTCGCAGATTGATGGAAAAGCGGAAACCTGGCGGCAGGAAAGTGATCCGGCAACTGCATGGACTACAACAGCCGAAAAAGCAAAGCACAAAGGAGATTTATGGAATAATACCAAAACACAGAAATCTTATATCTATAACGGTACAGGATGGGAAGAGATGACTTCAACACCGCCTGAAGCTGTCTTTGATATGATTGATGGAAAAGCTCAAATCTTTGTCAGTACACCAGTTCCTCCATACGCAATTGGAGATTTGTGGTTTAACAACCAAACTTCAGATATCTTAACCTGTATAGTAAACAGGGAATCTGGTAAGTTTACAGCGGCCGATTGGCAAAAAAGGAATAAATATACCGACGATTCTGCTTTCACAAAATGGATGAATGGTGAATATTCCAATACACTGCAGGAAGTAAAAGGACAGGTGGATGAAAAAGCAGAAACATGGAGACAATCTGCGGATCCATCAAAATCATGGACAACTACTACTGAAAAAACAAAACATAAAGGGGATCTCTGGTATAACACAACAGAACAGAAGTCTTATATTTACAACGGAAGCACCTGGGAAGCCATGAAGGCGGAGCCGCCGAGTTCCGTTTACGACTCTATTGACGGAAAAGCGCAGATCTTCGTAAACACGCCAAAACCGCCATATGATGTGGGAGACCTGTGGTTTAATGATTCTACATCAGACATTATGACCTGTGTTACAGGAAGGAAAAGTGGAAATTACGTTTCTTCGGATTGGCAGAAGCGAAACAAATACACAGATAATACGGCAGTAGATGATCTGAATAAGAAATTGAATCAGGAGGAGATCTTCAACCGCCTGACAAATAATGGAGTGGAGCAGGGCGTGTACATGAAAGATGGAAAGCTCTATTTGAATTTCACTTATGCACTGGGCGGTGTTTTAAAGCTCGGCGGAAAAAATAATGGCAATGGAGAGCTGCAGGTTTATGATGAAAATGGAAATGTAATTGGATCCTTGTCTAAAAACGGCTTTCGTATTGAACAGGCAGAAAAGATTAGTTTAGGCGAATATTTTAACTATGATTCCAGTGGAAAAATTAATGGAAACAAAGATGTATTTTTGGCTATGGGCGGATGGCAGATCAAAAAAACAACGGTATACGATGAACCAGCTGAGTATTGGGAAACTTCCGGAAGTCAGTTAAATGGAATTGGTGCTTATGGTCCATGGGCTTTCTGGGGAGGCTGGAACGGAGGAAGTGCGTTTAAAAAAGAAAATTACAAATTTCTCGTTACAGAAGATGGTGTGTGCAAGGCGATGTCCTGGGTAACCGGTTCTCGCGCGGAGTGGAAACAGGATATTCGAGAATACGAAGATGGTGCGTTGGAAAAAGTCCTTGGCTCCACCGTGTATCGATATCAGCTGAAAGAACATCCCAAAAATGAAGAGGGAAAACATATCGGATTTGTTATTGGCGACGGATATGCATTGGCGGAGGATATGTTAGACGAGAGCAAAAGTAGCGTTGACATGTACAGCGCACTGGGAATTGCATATAAAGCGATTCAAGAATTGAATGAGAAAGTAACTGTTTTGGAAAAAAGATTACAGAACTATGAAATGAAGGAGAAAGATGGCTAAATTTGAACAATATGTAGAAAAAACAGAGCCGGAAGATACTGATGTTTCGGTTCTGTATGATCAGAATGAAAATGCGACAAAAAAGTTCTCTCTTGGAAATCTTGTTAAATGGATGCTGAACCGCGCGAAAATAGGTCTGCTGGAAACCAATGCAAAAACTGTGACAGATTCTATTAATGAAGTGAATACTCGTGCAAAAACCAATACGGCAAGGATTGAAGCGATCGAGAAGAATTCTGGCAGTTCTGAGACTACGAGAAGCGAGAAACGTCGTCAGGTTGGAAAAGCTGCTTTGCATTATTATGATTTTTACAGCTGGGGAAATGATGATGATGAAGCTGCTTCAGTACTGGCACAGTATGAAATAGTTGTAGCAGGAGGTGCATTGTATTCCAATGTTGCTTCAGAATCGGACAAGACTCGGCAGATAAAAATTATTAAGAAAGCTAAAAAGTTAAATCCACAGTTAAAAATATTTTTTTACATTAGCATTGCGTCTTGGCGAAACGATGGCGGATGGTCACATATCCTTGGAAAAGGGGGGTATTGGGATACGGAAGAGGCTGCAAAGCATCCAAATGCAGTGCGTATTCATACTAAATGGGAACTGTTTCAGATGCTGGAATATGCAGCACATATAGGTGGAACTAAGAATGGAAAGAAACAGTATATTGAAAAATATACATGGACAGACAATTCAGGCGTTCAACATTCGGAAGATAAATACATAGATTTATATACCGGAGGAATAGCATTTGATGGATGTTTTTACGATGATGCCGGTATGGAATCAGATGAGGGACGGATAAACCAAGGATTTCCATCTGCATTGAGGGAGAAATATGTTCAGCTAGTTAATTTTACACATGATAAAGGGCTTTCGGCTTTTCCAAACCAGCTTTCGGAAGACTGGTATTCTGATCAGGTAAGCAGTGCGAATCCAGGTGGTCTTCCATCTTCAATTGACAGTAGAGATTATATGCTTTTGGAAAGCTGTCATTCTCAGGTTGGATTTGAAGGACGGCCGTTGTGGAGACATGTGAATGGAACTGAAGGAGTTTGGAATTATTATCAAAACTGGTATTCAAAAGTAGGCGCTAAAGTTGTAGTAAATGATTATTTGTATGGAACAGGAGGAGGAAGCCCATTAAGCACAGAGGAATTTTTTGAACTAGCAACATACTTACTTTGCGATAGCCTTTGTTGCGGTGCAGATTATATAGATTTGAATGGATTGTTAACTTGGGACTATCCCAATATTTTTGAAAAACTATTAATTCCAAAAGATGAAAAATATAACGTAACAAGAGTTGCAAAAGGACACTATATTTTGCATGCTAATGGTCATACGTTAGAAGTATTACGAGGAGATAACCTTGATCAGGGAGAGACTGTAAGCATAAAAACGTTGAACAAAATATACATATATTTTGATAATATAAGAATTAAAAATGCTTTTGGTGGTCTTCCTGAATATTCAAACGTGGCAAATAGCCGATTGGATGTTTTGGAAAAAGATGTAAAAACAATACAAACTTCATATAAATCAACAGCCAATATCTATCATCGAATGATGATAGATGATTGGGGAAAAGAACTTGTTTTTACAAATTTTGTTTCGACAACAAACTTTATTAAAAATTTGGAAAAGACTGCAAAAAAGGGGATAGCAACCGTAGACATTGTAGATTATGAATCAAATCGTATACGTCTGACTCGACTTAATGATACGCAGATTAATGAGTATGTAGAAATTGACGTTACAGAGAAGAAGGGACATACTTTTGAAATTGGTTTTCAAGTTAAAGAAGTTACAGACACTTATATATGGGGATTTGATGCAGGAAAACCTGCGCAAATAGGATGGTCATGGATGAGTACTACACTAAATGTGGTACAATACTCATCCTATTATGGAGAAAACTTTTATGGATTTATAAAAAAAATAGTAATTCCAGAAGATACAGATGAAGAAACCTGGAAGATAAGAATATGTTATAATGGATCAGCTGGCCAGAGTTTTGATTTGACGAATTTTTATATCGTTGACTTAGATGAATTTGGGGAGGATGTTACTAAAGAATGGTACACGAATATTATTCCAAGCGTAAAAGCTGCTCAAAATAATAACGATCTTGAAATATGCTATACTTTAGATGTTTTAGACAATTATAGTTTTGATATTACATGGAATCGACCTGAAAAATTTGCCAACTGGTCAGGCCTGATGTGGCAAATTTCGGAAGGAACTTTTAAAGCCGGGCATACATATGAAATTGGATGTGAAACATACGAAGATAACACAGGCGGAACAGGAATTGCGTTCCGAATGTATCTTCCTGGGTTGGGAGAACAATGGTGGCCAAAAACTTCTAAGATAAAATCTTCTATTTACAATGATACACGTTACGGAATGCTGTTTACATTGCCTGAGTCAATTACTACGAGTGGATGTAAGATTACTTTCACAAACACATCAAGTAATTATAAAAACAGTGATGGCAATTATTATAAATCATCTATCAGAGGATTGTATATCTATGACATAGACGAAGAAAATATTGTACTTCGTGGAATAGATCCATCAAATAGTTATCTTCGAATTTGCAGAGTAACAGATGAAAAGTTGAAAAAAGATAAAAAACTCGTTGGAAATGCACTGTATATCACAGATTCGGGCAAGATGTTCATAACAGATTTTAACGGAAACCGAACTGACATTGTAAAATAAGGGATTAGAAGGCAGATGAGGAAACAAAATAAGATGACAGAAATTCGAGCGGGACCGGAAACGGTCTTATTTTTATGCAAAAATCAGAAAAAAGGAGAATAGAGTACATGGAAACGATTATATCCGCCTGCATCAGTGCCGCCGTTACACTTGTGGTCTGCCTGATCAGTAACCACAGTCAGCAGGAAAAGACACGGGCACTGATGGAATACAAGCTGGAAGAGCTCACGAAACGGGTCGATAAGCATAATAATGTAGTAGAAAGAACGTATGCTCTGGAACAGGAACTTAAAGTACAAGAAGAGCAGATCAAAGTTGCCAATCACAGAATCAATGACTTAGAGCAGAAAGGATAAAAAATATGGAAGCAATGAATTATGTGAAACCGGAACTCATCGTTGTGGCTGTTGCCCTGTATTTTCTTGGCATGGCACTCAAACAGGCGCAGGCTGTAAAGGATAAGTATATTCCTCTGATTCTCGGCGGCGTGAGCATTGTACTGTGTGCTATCTGGGTGCTGGCTACCAGTGAGGTGTGCACCGGTCAGCAGGCGGCGATGGCCGTCTTTACGGCGGTCACGCAGGGAATCCTCGTCGCAGGGCTGAGCAACTATGTGAACCAGATTATTAAACAGACACAGAAACCAGAGTAAGGGCGGCCGAAGACCGTCCTTCTTTTGCGCCGGCGCAATTTGCTTGGCAGAAAGGAATCAGCTATGAAAATTGACAGATCTTTTATCAGCACCCAGAACACTTATGAAGAAAATGATCCCAGGTGCATCGTAGTCCATAACACGGACAATTTCCGTGCGGGTGCCGATGCCCGTACACACGCAGAAGCGCAGCATAATGGTGAGCTGTCCAATATGTCTGCGCATTATTATGTTGATGACGGAGAAACAGCGTACCAGGCAGCTCCACACAGCCGCGGATGCTGGCACGTGGGCGTAAACTATGGTGGAAATAATCTGTTTGGCCGATACGGCAACCGTAACAGCATCGGGGTAGAGATGTGCGTGCAGAATGGGTATAATTATGAAAAAGCGTTTCAGAACACGGTGGCCGTGGTCAAGGAGATCATGCGTGAGACCGGCATCCCGGCGAGCCGCGTATACCGTCATTATGATATCTGTAGCAAGCACTGCCCGAGCCAGATCATGAATAAGGGAGATTGGGAGCGCTTCAAAAAGGCTATCAGCTCCAATTCTTCCTCGAGTGCGCCAAAACAGCCGGAAAAGAAAACGTATGAGCCGGGAATCTATCGAGTTAACACCGATCTGAATATCCGGGAGAAACCGGATGCAGACAGCCGACGAGTTGGAACGATCAAAGACCGCGGCAGCTACACGGTGACAGAAATTCAGAATGGAAGCTGGGGACGGTTGCTCTCTGGTGCGGGCTGGATCAATTGCCACACAGCATATTGCACTTACGGTGGCCCAGCATCTGCATCCGATCAGAAGCCGACCGCAAAAATGATCTCGGTTGACGGCGTTTGGGGGCCGGAGCTGACAAAACGTCTGCAGGAGATCTTCGGAACGACTCAGGACGGCAAAATCAGCAACCAGCCGACAAGCAATAAGAGATACTGTGCCGGAATCACCGTGTGCGAATGGAGCAATCACCCGTCGGGCGGATCGGCGCTTGTGAAAGCCCTCCAGAAATGGGCAGGAGTGACCGCAGACGGCTACCTCGGACCACAGACCATCCGCGCGATGCAGCGCAAGCTCGGCACACAGGTTGATGGTGTGATCAGCAATCCATCCGCGATGGTACGCGCCCTGCAGGAATGGTGCAATCGCCAGTAA